AAAAACTATCCGGAGTATGTTTAAAGATAGATTATTATGATACTATGCTAGTATATGTTGAGAGTATTTTGAAACAGATTTCTAATCGAACTTATCAAATCAAAAACTCTATAGAATTTATGAGGTTCAATTCCGGATTAGGATGATGGAAGAAGAATTTAATGGAGAAGAAAGGGAGTATTATAGTATAGAACTCCCAATAGAAGGAATAAGATTAGTACACAAAGCATTCAAAATAGCAGTTGAAAAATGGCCTGGGGGAGATCCGGTAGAACAGGAAGAATTAATCGCTATGAGAGATAACTTTTTTAGGATTATATTAGAGTACCAGTTTAATAATATCGACACAGATAGGCCCGGAGACTACTGATAAATACAGTCAGATGCATTAGCCATCGTGATTAATACGACAGCAAATCTTGTTATATCTAAATCTAACGAAGTATTCTTAAAGATCAATACAGAACCTCATATTGAATATGAGTTAAGAGATCATTTTAAATTTGAAGTTCCAAATGCAAAGTTTATGCCACAGTATCGTGGTAGAAATTGGAATGGAGAAATACATTTATTTGATATGAGATCCAAACAGATTTATGTGGGTCTGTTAGATAAGATTGTCAATTTTTGCAATCAATATGGTTACACTTACACATTTGAAGATAATAAATTTTACGGCACCCCGTATGAGGAAAATGATTTCATCTCATATGAGGGTGTCAAAGATTATATGAACTCTATTTGCTCTCACTCTCCAAGAAAGTATCAGATTGAAGGAGTATATGGTGCGTTAAAGCACAATAGAAAGCTATTGATAAGTCCCACTGCTTCTGGCAAATCTTTGATGATTTACTCTCTTGTAAGATATTACGTAGACCAAGGTCAAAAAATCCTACTAGTTGTTCCGACGACAAGTCTAGTAGAGCAGATGTATAAGGACTTTCAAGATTATGGTTGGAATGCTGATTCATATTGCCACCGTATCTATTCTGGTAAAGAGAAAAGTAATGATGCTCCGGTAACAATTACAACTTGGCAATCTGTATATAAATTGGAGAGATCATTTTTTGAAGACTACAATGTAGTTATAGGAGATGAGGCTCACCTATTTAAGAGTAAGTCTCTTATACAGATTATGACTAAGTTACACCATGCTAAGTATAGATTCGGGTTCACTGGTACTTTAGACGGCACACAGACGCATAAGTGGGTCTTAGAGGGACTGTTTGGTCCATCATACAAAGTCACAAAGACAGAAGAATTGATGAGACAAGGTCATCTGTCTCAATTAGATATACAATGTCTTGTATTAAAGCATCCACCACAAACATTCAATGTCTATGAGGATGAGATTCAATATCTTATTAATCATGAACAAAGAAATAACTTCATCAAAAATTTAACACTTGATCTTAAAGGGAATACACTTGTTCTTTTCCAGAGAGTCGAAAGCCATGGTGCAGTACTCTATGAAAAGATAAATAACAACAAGGGTGAGAACCAAAAGGTATTTTTTATACATGGTGGTGTAGATACTGAAGAAAGAGAACTAGTAAGAGAAATTACAGAAAGAGAGAATGACGCTATTATTGTCGCCTCTTACGGAACTTTCTCAACTGGTATTAATATTAAAAATCTTCATAATGTAATCTTTGCTTCACCCAGCAAATCAAGAATTCGTAATCTTCAGAGTATTGGTAGAGTCCTTAGAAAGGGAAAGAATAAAGTCAAAGCTACTTTGTATGATATCTCCGATGATTGCTCAACAAAATCAAGAAGAAATTACACACTAAATCATTTCATAGAAAGAATTAAAATTTACAACGAAGAAAAATTTAATTATGAAATAATTACAATTAAATTAAAGGAGAACTAATGGAAAATGACTTCTACGCAACAATAAAATTAAAAACAGGTGAAGAAATCTTCACAAGAATAGCTGTTACTGATGAAGAAGAAAATTCTTTATTAATTCATTCTCCTGTAAAAATAGCTGAGATTAAACATAAGTCGGGTAAAGTAGGTGGATATAAATTAGAATCTTGGATAAAGACAGCAGATGATGATATGTTTGTTATTCGAATGGAAGATGTATTAACAATGAGTGAATCTAGAGACTTAAGGATGATCATGATGCATCAATCTTTTGTTAATAGATATTCTAGAATGAGAAATCAAAAAGATTCTTTCGAAACAGAAAGAAATCCTGGATATATCTCTAGTGTAGATGATGCTAGAGAGCTACTAGAAAAAATATTTAAACAAAAAAGCTCAGAGCTATGATTCTCATCAACCCTAACAAAGGTATTCTACAGATATAATCATACCTTGTCAAGTATATGTTCGAATGCTATAATTCATACATATTATGAGTTATTTTATGATTACTAATACCATGCCACGTAGAAGAAAAGAGTCTGAACATTACGTAAATAATAAAGAGTTTCTTGAAGCTCTGATTAATTATCGTGCAGAGGTTGCAAGATCATTTGAAAAAAAGTATGGTAGAGAACCTACTAAACAAGACAGAGCAACAAGATGGGATACTAAGCCACCTATTACTAGATACCTTGGAGATTGTTTCCTGAAGATTGCTAAGCATCTATCATTTAAACCAAACTTTGTTAATTACATGTTTAAAGATGATATGATATCTGATGGCATTGAGAATTGTGTACAGTATATTCATAACTTTGATCCAGAGAAGTCTAAAAATCCTTTCGCATATTTTACTCAGATTATTCATTACGCTTTCTTGAGACGGATTCAGAAAGAGAAGAGACAGTTAGAAATCAAAAATAAAATTATTGAAAAGTCTGGGTTCAGTGAGGTGTTTGATGACAACAATACTCTTGACGGCAGCAACTATTCGGACTATAATCAAATCAAAGATTATGTCCATTCCAAGCTCCGTTATTAATGAGAATTGCAATCATCACGGATCAACACTTCGGAGCAAGAAAAAACTCTAAGTTGTTTCATGATTACTTTCTAAAATTTTATAATGATATTTTCTTTCCATATCTAGAAAAAGAAGGTATTACTACCATTGTGGATATGGGAGATACCTTTGATAGTCGTAAAGGTATTGACTTCTCTGCACTCGCATGGGCAAAGGACAATTACTACGATAAGTTAAAAGATATGGGCATCACAGTCCATACTATTGTTGGAAACCATACTGCATATTATAAGAATACTAATAAAGTAAATGCAGTAGACCTTCTTCTTCGTGAGTATGACAATGTATATGTCTATGATTCTGCATCAGAAGTTACAATTGGTGGACTAGATATACTATTCATACCCTGGATCAATAATGAAAATGAGGAAAGTACTTTTAGATTTATTCAAAATTCGGATTGCCACTGCGCGATGGGGCACCTTGAGCTCCAAGGATTTAGAGTTAATAAGCAAATCGTCATGGAACATGGTCATGATTGCGAGTTATATTCAAAGTTCACCAAGGTCTTCAGCGGTCACTATCACACTCGATCGGATAATGGACGGGTCTACTACTTGGGAAACCCATACGAAATGTTCTGGTCAGATGTCGGTGATCGGAGAGGATTCACCATCTTTGATACAGAGACTCTTGAGCATACTTCAATAGATAATCCATATAGGCTATTCTATAATATCTACTACGAAGATACTGATCATCAGACTTTTGACTCTAGAGAATATGAAAATAAACTTGTAAAGGTTATTGTTCGCAAGAACACAAATAATAAAAAGTTTGAGAAGTTCATCGATAAACTTCATTCTTCTGGAATTGCTGACTTAAAAGTTGTAGAAAACTTTGCTATGGAGGCTCCAGAAGAATTTGAAGTGTCTGAATCAGAAGATACTCTCTCTATCCTTAATAGATTTATCGAAGAGTCGGAATTTACCTTTGATAAATCAATACTCAAAAATATTATGAGAGAAACCTATCAAGAAGCATGTGAGATGATTTAAGATGTACATATTAACTTTGAGTCCGGATGGTGAAGAGGGAGCATTTACTGTTGTCAATGAAGATGGAGAAGAGATGTTATATCTTTTTGAAGAAAAGGATGATGCGACAAGATTTGCAATTCAACTGGAATCGGTAGAAAGTGATGATTTTTCTGTAGATGTAGTTGAAGTTGATGATGAAATGATAATTAAAGTTTGTGAGTTTAATGAAACACAGTACGCTATAATTACGCAAAACGATATAGTTACACCTCCAAATTATTTTTAATCATGTTGATATTTGAAACGATTCGTTGGAAGAATTTTTTATCTACTGGGAATCATTTTACTGAAATAAAATTTACTAATCACCAAACAAATTTGATTATTGGTCAAAATGGTGCTGGTAAGTCTACAGTTCTTGATGCCCTTACATTCTCTTTGTTTGGTAAACCATTCCGTAAGATTAATAAACCTCAACTTCTTAATTCAGTTAATGAAAAAGATTGTGTTGTGGAGGTTGAGTTTTCTATTGGTCCTACGAATTGGAAGATTGTTCGTGGGATGAAACCAAATATCTTCGAGATATGGAGAGATGGTAATAAGTTAGACCAGTCTGCAGCAGCTGCTGATCAACAAAAGTGGTTGGAGCAGAATGTAATTAAAATGAACTATAAAGCTTTTACTCAGATCGTTATTCTGGGTAGCAGTACTTTTGTTCCTTTCATGCAGTTGTCTGCAAAAGATCGTAGAGAAGTGATTGAAGATCTCCTTGATATTCGTATCTTTTCTTCCATGAACAATGTTTTAAAGGAAAAGATTCGTGAATTAAAGGATGGTATTCGGGTTTATGATTTGAAGAAAGAATCTCTCCAAGAAAAAGTCAAGATGCAGGAGAACTTTATTGATGAGTTGGAGAATCGTGCAAAGAAAAATATTTCGGATAAAGAAACAAAGATTGGCCAACTTCTTGTAGAAGAGAATAGTTGGATGGGGTCTAATGAAGAAAAGAATAGAGAACTGGACGATCTCCAAAAGGAAGTAGAAAATTTTTCTGGAGCATCAAAGAAACTCCGTACACTTGGAAATCTCAAAGGTAAGATTTCTAACAAAGTATCAACTATTACTAAGGAACATAAATTTTTCACAGAGAATACGGTCTGCCCTACCTGCAATCAGGACATTGAGGAGAGCTTTAGAATAAATAGAATTACAGACGCTCAATCTAAAGCAAAGGAGTTGCAATCTGGTTATAAAGAACTGGAAGAGGCAATTAAAGAGGAAGAAGGGCGAGAGCGTCAATTTTTACTCTTAAGTAAGGAGATTACTACCTTAACGCATGGCATTTCTAAAAACAATACTCTTATCTCTAGTTGTCAACGACAAATCAGAGATCTGGAATCGGAAATTCAAAGAATTACCGAACAACTTGCAAATAGAAATACTGAGCATGAAAAGTTAACATCCTTTAAGGACACTCTAAAAACTACATACGACGAATTAACTCAACTTAAGGACACAATTAACTATTACGATTTTTCGTATAGTCTACTTAAGGACGGTGGAGTCAAAGCCAAAATCATCAAGAAGTATCTACCGCTGATAAATCAGCAAGTTAACCGTTATCTCCAGATGATGGACTTCTACATTAACTTCTCTCTTGATGAAGAGTTTAACGAAACCGTTCAGTCCCCAATTCATGATAATTTTTCATATGCTTCTTTCAGCGAGGGAGAGAAGATGCGTATTGACCTAGCACTTCTATTCACTTGGAGAGAAGTGGCAAGAATGAAAAACTCTGTCAATACTAATCTCCTAATCATGGATGAAGTATTTGATAGCTCACTTGATGGATTTGGAACTGAAGAGTTCTTGAAGATTATTAGTTATGTTGTTAAAGATGCTAATATATTTGTGATCTCTCATAAAGAATCTCTTCACGATAGATTCCAAGATGTGATAAAATTTGAAAAGGAAAAAGGATTTAGTGTGAAGAAATGAATTTTATTAAAAGAAATATCCTGACTGAAAATGAAGTCAAAGCAGTCAATAAGTTTTTGAGAGAATGTGAGTGGGTTGATGGGTTGCAGACAGCACCTGGATTTACTTACGATAAAAAGAATAATTTGGAAGCAGTTGCTTGTGAGCAATATTCTGAAGCAAATAAAATTATTATGGCTTCCTTAGATAGAGATATTAGTTTTTTCGAATTTTGTGTTCCTGATGTCAGTAATGCATGTCTTTTTTCTAAGACTGGTGAAGGTGGATTTTATAAACCTCATCATGATAATGGAGCAAATGGTCATTATAGTACTACAGTATTTTTGACGGATCCTCAAGACTATCAAGGTGGAGAACTTTGTCTTTATATTGATGGTAGAGAGAAAATGTTTAAACCATCAGCAGGAACTGCTATAACATATAGCACTGGAATTCTTCATCGGGTTAATGAAGTTACTAGCGGTGAAAGAACGGTAGCAGTTTTTTGGACAAAATCTAGATTTGATGATTCTTTTGAAAGGGATATTTTTAGAGATATTGGTTTGGCTATTTCTAAAATAGAAAAAAGAGAAAATCATGATACTTTTAAAGATGCTCTAGAAGATCCTTTCTTTATTCTTCAAGAAGTTCAAAACAAATTGATACGAAAAAGTCTACGTCAAGTAAAGTAATTTTTAGTTTTTTTAAAAAAATGTAAAGTGTAACAATAACTTCATTAAGTTAGCAAACGCTAACTAGATAGTGGTAGAATTGGAGATACAAACATGATTTGAGAATATCGTTATGTTTGGACTGTATAATGGAGGCATAT